TTATTAAACTACGCTTACCGCCATTAGGGATAGCAAAGTACATAACACCACGTCTATCTAAATACTCACATATAGCAACTTGTACCTTATGCTCTAAATCATTCATACTTCTGTCCATCTCTGAGTAATTGGTCACATAGTTGTAATGCGCCTTCACAAACGTGTTTTCTCATAGTAGCATCTTCAATCTCAATTATTTTAAGCAACATTTGTTTCATTCCTGTCATTGCAGTACGACATTCATTAGCCTCATGTTTATATATAGGTTTGCAACAATTCATAAGTCACGCTCACCAAGATTATCCTCTTCACTAAAGTAACTACTTAATCCGTAGACGCTCCAATGTAGGGAAGGTGAATCTGCTTTAATGCGATGATTCAAACCACTAATTGTAATTCCTAATAGTTCTGCTGTCTTAACTTGAGTAAGTCCAAGTCTCTTGAGTTCAGCAGGTATTGAATTGAAATAAACAGTTCTGCTCACTTCTCGATAAACTGATGGTTTTGGCATATCTATATATATTATTGAATAAGATAGTATTATATCATCATAGACACATTAGAATAGTTAAATATAGTAGATTATTACTCTAACCTAACAGCGCTATCGCTTGTTGAGCATCTACGTTTGCTTCGCAAGCCTCGCTACTGACCCTGAGTTTAGCCTTGAGGCTCTCAGAGCTAGATACTCATATTCGGTTAAGTTATCTAGTTGGGGAAGTTGGAGACAAAGAAATCCCTAGACTCAATTAAGAGCCTAGAGAGATTCACATTCGTATAAAGCACCTAAGCCGTATCATCGGATGGTCACACTATTACGTTAGTGACTCAGAGTTCATCGCTACCTTGTACAGGCACTCACCCACTGTAACTCTGCGCTAGGCTTAATAAACACTCTAAGGGTTGCCCCAATGTAGAGTTCGTAAGGTTATCGTATATAGAGGCGTTTTCCTACCCATGACAATAACCACAGCCTAACATCAATCAACAGCATACACATTTGGTGAATCTCTTTTTTGTTATTCAGGTGTGAGGGAAACCGTTAGGTCAGACATATCACCTGTCGTGTCGGTGAATGCCCATATAGACCCATAAGAACCCGATAAGGGTATAATATGTATCTAGGTGGCGTAACACCTAATTTTAACCCTCGATTGATTCTTATTCTTTCGGGGGTTTTTTCGTTCTGAGCCAAATTATAAACTAACTAAATTTGTAAATGGATAATCTTTGTGAATATTTATTTGTAATAAAGTGTTGACTTCTATATCGCCTATGATATAATATCACCATCAACCAAACAAAGAGTTGGTACTTTTAAACAAAACGGAGATACAAACATGAACACATATAACCTAACAACATTAGAAACAATTTTAATCAACGCACAACTTCAAGAAAACGGTTGTGGTGCTGAAACTGCTGAAGACTTATTAGGAGATAACTTCTCTTGTGCTTCAATGAATGACTTTAGAGATAACACTAAATTAACTTCGCAAACAATCGGTGGCGGTTTGTCTTCACTTGAAAAGAAGGGTGTTATTCATAGAGATGATGACCAAGAAGACAACATCCTTTGGTGGGTAACTGAAGACTACTTAATGTCTATGAACCCAACTCAGAAATTCTCAACTTTATCTATCTAATTCAAAGGGGTGAAAGCCCCACTTTAAACAAAACGGAGATACATTATGAAGAGGAAAATAAAATTAATAGGAAACAACTCTCACCAAGTTCTAGTCTCAAGTCGAGAAGCTCGTAGAGCTAAAGCTAGAGCAGACAAGAAGGCGACCAAATGAAACACTCACGAATTGAATATTGGGATGACGAGCGAGATATTGGAAACGGTATTATTGTTACCTTAAATTACGGATGGTCATTCGAACCTAATGAACACGAAGCTGTTCGGGGGTTTGACTTTATCAAGGATGCCGACATGGCGGTTAAAACTTCTTTCCCATGTGATTGCTCGGAGTGTCGTGGAAGTTAAACCCATCAAGACGTTTGAGACAAAACCGTGGTTGCTTAATCGTCACTACGCAAAACGTCTGCCATCAATTAGTTATGCCTTTGGGTTATTTGATGATGGCATTCTTGTGGGTGTTTGTACTTATGGCTCACCTGCTAGTCCTTCGTTGTGTGTTGGAGTTTGTGGAGAGCAATACCGTGATAAGGTTCTTGAATTAAATCGCCTTGTAATAGACACTGACAAACCTAACAGTGCATCAATGCTAGTAGGTCGTTCACTGAAGTTATTGCCAAAGCCATCAATCGTAGTTAGCTACGCTGATACTGCTCAAGGTCATGTCGGCTATGTGTATCAAGCTAACAATTTCTTGTACACAGGCGCTACCAAAGAACGCACAGACATGGGTGGAGAAGAGGGCAAGCATTCACGTCATGCCAAAGACCCAAGCATTAGAGTGTTCCGTTCATCTAAACACAGGTACATAATATTCACAGGCTCTAAGTCACAAAAGAAGCTTTTACGAAACGAACTCAATTACGATATTGAGGATTACCCAAAGGGCGAATCTAAGAAATATGATGCTAGTGGCTATGTAGAGACACAAGGAACTTTATTTTAATTAAATAGTTAAATAAAAGCTATACTTCTATATCAATGATGATATAATATTCCCATCAACGCAATAAAGCGAAGATACTTTAAACAAAACGGAGATACATTATGAGCCACGAGACAAATAAAGAACTACAGATTTCAGAGGACTATCAGACGCGTTACGAAGCGTGTTTTGACACAGCTAAGGCTGAGTTCCTAACTTCAATAGAAGAAAACAAGCAAGACTTCGAGCATTATTTAGACGACACGCCAATTTGTGATGCTGATATTAGCAAGATATTACTGATTGCAGTATCTTATAAGTTGATGGCTAAGAAGGCTGAAGATTTTCACTACTCAGACGATTATGACCAAATAGACTATGACTTCACTAAAGTGTTAAAGTCGGATTTATCAGATTCTTACGGATGGGAGTTGTAATGGGATATTTTAGCAACTTAGATATTGACGAGCAAGAACACAACGCTCACATACAAGACCAAGAGCCGGACATGAAGGAATACATGGATACTGAGCAATACGCTCAAGAGATAGATAAGGCTTTCGGTTCTCCTATGCAACAAATTGACGACATGATAGATGGATTGGGGTTTTAAGATGCCTACTATCACAGACAATTTTGTATTAATGTTCGGTATGGCTTGTGTCACCGTAGCATTGATTTTAAGAACAGCAAGTGGCTTCTTTGAAGCTGATGTTGGAGAGGTGTTAATAGCACTTATGCTTATTGCACAAGCATGGGTACTTTATTTAATTTTAGGAGATGACTGAACACACTGAAGACAAAGGCAAGTTCACATACTTGTCATGGGCATGGGCTTGGGCTGAAGTAAAGAAGGCTTACCCCGAAGCAACTTATACGATTTATGAAAACAAAGATGAGTGCTTGTATCATAACGATGGCAAGACAGCATGGGTTAAAACAGGTGTAACTATCGAAGGACTTGAGCATATTGAATATTTGCCTGTGTTGGACTTTAGTAACAAATCTATACCATTAGATAAGATTACCTCAATGAACGCTAATACGGCTATTCAGCGCTCTCTAACGAAGGCTATTGCTCGTCATGGACTTGGACTATACATCTACGCAGGTGAAGACCTGCCCGACATTCCTGTTTGGGAGAATGAGGCAGATAAAGATGAGTATGTTAAGCAAATCAGTGAAGCATTTGGCGAGTCGAATTATCACGAAGCTAAGAAACTTTACCGAGAATGTACTGAGCGTCAAAGGGCAGAGATTTGGAGATTGCTAGATTCACAGTGCAAAGTGTTTGTAAAAGAAGCATTATCGGTCAAAGAAGACTAAGTTATAATTAACTATTAAACAGAATTAGTAGCGCTTCACTGTGCGGTTATTAATCGGGGTAATCCCTTATTAATCTCCTCAAGATGATAATTATCATTCCTCGTTAGTTTAAAAAGAAACCAGTGTGACTTGTCCACGTTACGGACTCCCTATTAATTTAAACAAAAAGGATATACACATGAGCAGTCTGTTCAACACCCGTAAGAAACTTAGTTAAGCAAACATATACCTTTATCTCTGTCGCCCCTACAACGCGCGCTGAGATGCTAAGACACCCATACTTCGTTAATCTGTCGTTATCAACAATCAAGAGGTCGGTAACGGAATTGCTACAGCTTGAACTCATTGCTATTAAGGCAAGCCACATTGATAAGCGCAAGAAATATCTAAGAATTACATAAGCTTGGGGGAGTTCGCCCTCTCTTATAGGCTAGTCCATGTCTATAAGGCTATTAAGACGGTAATGGTTGCAACCGTGCGTTCAAGCAACCACTCAATTTAAATAAAAGGAGAAACACAATGTTAAATAAAGTCACACTAATCGGTAATTTGGGTCGAGACCCTGAAATTAAATACGCATCAAACGGTAATGCTATCGCTAATCTAGCAGTAGCAACCTCAGAGTCTTGGAAAGATAAGACCACAGGTGAAAGGAAAGAAAATACAGAATGGCATCGGGTTAGCTTGTTTGGTAAATTAGCAGAGTTAGCATCTCAATACTTAACTAAAGGCTCGAAAATATACATCGAAGGGCAACTAAAGACATCCAAGTATCAAAACAAAGATGGTGTTGATGTTTATTCCACTGCTATTAATGTATCAGGCTTTAGTGGAGTTCTGAAGATGCTAGACTCTAAAGGAGAAGGTCAACCTAAACAAGAATTTACACCTAAAGTTCACGACCCAATTACACCTGTTGCTGCAAGTGACGATGTATTCGGTGACGAAATACCTTTTTAATTAACTC